GGTCAAAAAGTACAATAGTCCCGAGGAGATTCTCGTAGACTACCTGGAGATCCGGTTGGCCATCTACAAGAAACGCAAGGCTTGGCAACTCAAACAATTGGATTCTGAAATTCAGTGGCTTTCAGAGAAGGCTCGTTTCATCCGAGACGTCGCAGTCACCCCACGCATCCATGTGTTCAATGTGCCCTTGACACAGATTCACGACCAACTACGACGGGAAAAGTACTCTGAGGCCCTGTGGCCAAAGCTCTTGGACATCAAGACGTACCAGTACACGAAGGAGGAGGTGACGAAACTCGAGGCGCTCTGTACCGCCAAGCGTCAAGAACACGCAAACCTGAAGGCGACGAGTGTGGTACAGATGTGGAAAAATAACCTCCGTGAAATCTAGAGATGGCCAAAGAGGCCTTTGACAGAGTTCTTGACCTCGAGCGCAAGGCTCAAGCACCTGTTCTAGATTTCTTTAAAAAGGGGTTTGAAAAGGTACTTGACTTTGAACGCAGTGTTCAAAAAGACGTTGTGAACCTTTTCAATAAACAAGTCCCTCAACTTGTACCCATCGCTCCAGCTCCAGCACCTTCTCCAGCTCCAGAAGAACAAATAGTCCTAACGCCAATTGAAGTAAACGGGTTCTATTTACTATCTGGGAACAACTATGTCACGTTCTACGCGACTACATTGAACCAAAATAGGCAGTATATATCTGACGGCTGGACCGCAACTGGAATAACAGGTCTTGGGGGTCAACTTATGGTCGTAAGTGAAGGAGCCGACTTTAACTTAGGCGCTGGAGGACGATCAGCTCCAATTTCAGACAAAAATTCAGAGTCTTATATTTGGTCTTTTAGAATTCAATCCGATACCGAACAGTCGGTCGCACCTTATCAGGCTGTTACTGGTGCGATTCTTTATCCACCTGGTCAAATCGAATACGCGTCTATGAAACGCAAATCGAAGATTACTGGAACTTACACAGTCACACAAAACGTTCTTCAGTTTAATTTTACAGAGGCGGCCCCGAGTGGGTTTGCACCCGGGTGGACCGTTGAGAATCTCAAGGGTTACGAAAAAGTCAAGTTTAGAGTCGTTTCTTATACAGACGAGTCTCGTTACGTGACCAGACCGCGGGTTTTTTCACAGGGTAGACTCGTTGGCGGCGACAAAGTTTTTCAAATCATTAGTTTCGCCATCTTGGCTCCGCTCGATCCAAGTATAATACCAGAAAACGTCCTTGTTCCAGTCAATAGTGAAGGTATCGCAAAAGAGCCTGGATTCATGAGCACCTTCGTCCCTGCCAAATTTACAAATTTTGAGACTGAAAAGGCGACTCAAAAATTCAACATCGAAGTTAGTGAAAGTATCAGAGGAGGAGTTTCAGAATTTCATCTCAGGGACCTGAATACCGGATTCAAATGTGAAGACCCTGAAAGGGGGCCGTTTGAGGACGTGAAAGGTCGTGGATTCAGTGCAGGTTCAGTTTTGGCCCTCAATGCAATAGGACCCCAAGAAGACCATCTGCTTTTGGAAGACTTTACCAAGTCTCAGTGGAACCCCGAGTTCAAAAGGTACACAAACTCGGTGATGTATCAACGCGTCATTCCATTCCCTCCACCTAATCCTTCTTACCAGGGTCAGACTATTCAACTCGAGCTCTTACCGACCGAGTTGGGTCACCTCTTGTCAAATATGTACCTGAAAGTGACAATGCCGGCCCTTCCAACGGGTTATCAATATTCTGCACAAATAGGACGCGCCCTGATAAAGCAAGTGGATCTCCTCGTGAACGAGACGGTCATTGAGACCCTTTATGACGACTGGTACATTATTCGAGACCAACTGTTCCTAGACGCCGATGAACAGTTGGGTATGTTTCAAGCTGTCGGTGGTTCCAATGTCAATTCACAGGTGGCGACGGATTATATCATCCCTCTCGAGTTTTTCTTCTGTCGGCGCAAGTCTCATAACGATCAAGACGACGAACGCCTACGTCGCCCTTACTTCCCCCTTTGTGCCATGTGGAACCAGCGCTTGTACGTGCGATTCACTTTCCAACCAAACACCTGGTGGTGTAACGTCGCCGCACCTCACACCACTGACCTGGTCCTGCCCAAGCTCGTAACGGAGGAAATTTTGCTCGACAATGCAGAAAAGCTTTATTATACCAACACACCTCTCAAGTACATTGTAAACCGCGTCAAGAAAGAGTCGACCCTGACTTTTTCAGCCGGTAATCCACAACTCCAGCTTACAGCCTCTTTCCCCGTTCAGACCCTCGCATGGTTTTTTAGAAACAAAAACTACGAGGACGTCACGTCAGGTCTTTATTCGGATTCACGTTACAACTACGGATACACGACCCAGTATATCCAGACGGGCGTCCAGTTGAACTTCCCATCGGGCGTGTCCAACTACGTGGACGTCATCGACACTGCTAAGATTACACTCAACAACGTTGACATTTTGAGCACGTTCCAGGGGTCGCTGTATTATACATTCAAGCAACCTATGGAACACGGACTTTCAATTCCTTCAAAGAGTATTTATAGTTATTCATTTGGTCTTACACCCAAAGAGTACAATCAGGGAGGCTACCTAAACTTTTCAAAGCTCAATTCACAGACGACGACGTTGACGCTCGTTTTCAATCCAAGCTACACGTCTCAAATTACACAGGGATACAATTTGTACATGTTTTATTATGGTTACACGCTTCTGGAGTTCCAGGGCGGCTTTGCTCGTCTTCCTTATGTTTAATAGGCACCTTCTCCAGGTACTCAATGATGCCGTTCTGGATACACCACTTCAGAAAGTTGAGCTGGGCACATGTCGTCGTAAACCCTTGGAAATCCACGCGCTCCGTTCGACAAAACGGGTCAAAGAGCTTTTTACTGTACCCGTCCAGACTCGATTTGTAGGCCACGTGAACTGTAAACATCTTCCCTGTTGGGGTCGTGTACGTCACATGGTTTGCCTTGGCGTAGTTGGTCACAAACCACTCCAGTTTGCGAAGGGATATACCCTTGCGGTGTCCCAGAATATCGTGAAGCTTTTCACGATTCTCTGGTACATCAAAAAATTTAGAGAGACTCGCCAAAAGAATCTCCGACTTGCTCATTAATTTTTTAGGGGTTCCAAACCTCTAACTAGGCTTCCCAAGGTGCCTTGACGCGTTCCACAAGTTTAGGCACGGGCTTGGGAACTTGCGACTGGTGAAAACCACAGTAGCCGTTATCGAGCGGTTGTTTCAAACACCGTCGTTTGCTCTTCAAAACTCCTTTGCAAAATACGCACTCTATCGCCGACGTGTCTTTTATAAGCTGTTCCAAAGGCAACTGGTACGTCTTGGCCACAAACTCAAGTACGGCGGACATTCTGAGCCCGACCCTTCGAGAAACCTCCTCTTCAATAAGTTGAAGAATCTGCTGTTCCATTAACTTGTTGTTTCAGCGCTCTATGGGTTTATGTAGCCTTTTTTGAGAACATTGCCAGAAACGCCTTCCGCGCCGCGACTTCAGATGTGCTCTCCGTCTTGGCCATGAATTTCTTGTCAAAAATGAGATCCGCACTCACAAGAGGTTCAAGTAGATCTTGTACTGGCTTTTTGAACTGGTTCGTAAAGTAGTACTGATAGTCAAGTGGCGTCCCCTTTTCTTGAACCCACGCTGGATCTTCAGCCTTTTCGTACATTTTCCCGTCCCCTTTGACAATCACAAAAGAGACGCGGTCTCCTTGTTGAGGCTCGGAACCTGGCGCCCGGGCCCGAATCTTGTCCCGGACGGTCACGTGAGGTGTAGGCACCTTGTACTCGGCCGCGAGTTGCTTACTCATAAGTAGCTTTTCCATAGGCACTTTGCCTTGCATGAGGTCCCTGGCAGCTTCCCGAGCGGCTTGGATGACTGGATTTGGATCGCTCGACTCGAGAACCATGGACAACAGCTTTTTCAGAGTCTCGCGGACATACGGACAGCTATCACGGCGGACCACCTGAAGACCCTTTACGTCAATCTTCTTGAACTTGACAAGCCGCGTTCCATCCTCTTTTAGGATTGGCTGTCCTGTTTTCGGATCAGACGCACCTTCGTACATTTTGGCGGCGTATCGCTTCTTAGAGTACAAAAAGTATGGACAATAAACCTTTTCGAGTTCCAGATCGTTCGGCGCCTTGAAGAGTTTCGTACACTGCTCGGCCGCCAACTCTCCTTGAGCCCATGAGTAGTCGATCGCATCCTGACCCTTGCGACCTTGAACGTCAAATTCAACCATGACCGAGTCCGTGTCGCCGTACCGAACCTTTGCACCCGGGAAGTTCTTTTCCACGTAATTCTTGGTCTCCTCAATCATCTGGCGGCCGCGCATCGTGACTGTCGACGCGATGGCAACGCACGGAAGCATACCCTTCGAAGCGCCCGTAAATCCGTAGATGCTGTTCATGCTAATCTTGTAAGCAAGTTGCTGACCGTTGTAAACCGCCTCCATAGGTGTTCCTTCTGCCGCCGCCATGAGTTTTTTGGCTTTTTTTCTGTAAGCCTTGAGATCCGTCAAGATGATAGGCAAAAGTGAATCCACCCCCTGTGCAAACCGAT